GAGTTTAGACGCTTTGCTAAATCACAAATGCAACATCTATCACTTGCAGGCTGTAGAAAAGCAGGTAGGCTATGGATTGCCTGCTACAAAAGAGTTTAACTACTCCGATGAGCCTGACTGCGCAGATGTTAAATGCCATTTTTGTACCGCCAATACAGGCTTGAGCCTTCAAACTGCCCCTGCGTATAACGCCGTATCCGCTTCTGTAAAGCTGGTGCTTCCTGCATCTACAGATGTCCGTATCAATGACAAAATTGTTGATACGGAAACCGGATACGAATACACCGCCGAAGTGCCGAGAAATATCCGTAATCATCATATTTTTGTTATGTTGACTCGCAGAGAGGAACAGAAAAAGATATGAACAAGAAGTATGTAAGCTTTGATTACTCGCAGATAGAAGATTATCTGCACAAATTTGAAGAGCTGCGTCCCCTTGTCGAGCAGGTTATAAACAACGTGCTGAATGAATGGGGAATAATCTTTTTGAACAAAGTTACGGATAACATCATAGAGTGCAAGTCTGTAGTAACATCAAACATGATCGCAAGCTTTACGTTTGGTGATACCAACAGTATATGGGAAGTCGATAAGAACTCGATTACTGTAGGTAGCAAGGTCAGGTACGCTTACCTTGTCGAAAACGGACATTGGAACATGGGGGAAGATGTTACTCACAGGTTTGTTCCAGGCTACTGGAAAAGCAGCGATACGGGTGATAAGTTTGTCTATGATCCGACCGCTAAGGGCGGAATGATGCTGAAACGGAAGTATATTGAAGGCAAAAAATTTTTTGCTAAAGCTCTTCTGGAAATGGAAGGGCAGATAGGCGAGATATTTGACAGCTACATGGCGGAGCTGTTGGATATATTCTGACAATGTGTGTGAGGTGGAAGAATGATTATTACAAGCGAAACGGCAAGTATTGCAAAATTCATCATCGAGAACGCCGTGGAGGGTACAGTGCCGTATTATGAAGAAATGCGAGAGAATTTTGCTGTTCCGTCTGTTTTCTTCCCCTCGCCCGTTGTTTCTTCAAGCGAACACACCGTTTCCTCGTATTCGTTTATATACAGCTGGAGCGTGGTTGTGTTTGCGACTAATGATGATTTAGCGTATGAAAACGCTATAAGGATTGCAAAAGCAATTCGTGACAATGCTATGCTGATCCCTGTCGTTGACTCTGACGGTCAGCCGACAGATGATTATATACGCATAACAAAATGCGAAATAAACGCAAATGATAGTTGTGCCAAAAGCATAGACATCGGCTGGCGAAGCACTGAATTTTACAGAGATGTAAGAGAGGTTAAGCCTACAGCTGATGATGTGATGTGCTCTATCTCAAGAAAGGAGAATACATGAGCAAAAACACTAATGCAACAACAGCAAAGAGCGAAAAAACGGAGCTTGTTTTTACTGTAAAACAGCTTCGTCAGCACGCTTTAAAGCTGTTCGGAGTAACTGTCAGCACATTTGACGGTGCTGCTTACGGGCTTGCAGAAGACGCAAAGTTTACCGTAAACGAAATGGCAGAAAAAATAAGACAGTGGCAGTCAAAGGAGGTAAAGTAACAAATGGCAGGTGGAAGATTTGACAAGCGTACCGGTAAGACACGCCCCGGCACCTATATCAACTTTGAGAGCTCGGTAACCGAACTGATACAGTCGTCTGACAGAGGTGTTGTGGTACTGCCTCTTATTGGTCATGATTACGGACCTGAAGGCGAGTTTATCACCATTGACAACGGCTCTCCCGATGAGCATTACAACAAACTCGGTTACAGCGTTTATGACGCAGGCAATCAGTTTATGCTTATGATAAGAGAGGCGTTAAAGCTCGCAAAAAGCGTAATCGTATATATGCCCAAAACGGGTACTAAGGCAACAGGTACAGGCGGTGGCCTGACCGGTACAGCTAGGTACGGCGGTACACGAGGCAATCAGTTTTCTTTCTCTGTTGCTTCAAACGCCGCAAGCGGCTGGGACGTAAATGTTTATATCGCAGGAACGGTTGTTGAGGAGTTTGTCGGCATCACAAACGCCGCACAGCTGACAAGCGAATACATTGATTTCGTTGCTTCGTCCGACATAGAAGCTGTGGCAGGCGTTGCGCTTGAAGATGCAACAGCTTCAGAAGCATCAAACAGCGATATAACAGCTTTCCTCGATAAGCTCGAAAGCATAACGTTTAATACACTTGCGTTTCCTTCGACGGAACAGTCATTACAGACGGCTTGTAAGTCAAAAATCGTTTATATGCGTGAGAATATGGGACGTTGTGTAAACGCCGTTCTGCCTAATTTTGCGGGCAACTACGAGGGCATTATCAACGTTACCAACTCCGTAATACTGAGCGATGCAACGCTTACAGTTCCACAGGTAACAGCATGGGTAGCGGCGGCTTATGCTTCGGCAACTGAAACGCAGTCAAACACCTATCTGAAATATGATGGTGCAGTTGCCGTAAATGGCTTAAAGACACACGAAGAAAGCATTACCGCTATCAATGGCGGCGAATTTTTCTTTACGAACCTTGAAGACGGCTCGGTTGCGGTTGAGTACGACATCAACAGCCTTATTTCGTTCGGCGACGGTAAAGACTCAAGCTACAGAAAAAACCGTGTAATCCGTGTCCTTGACGCAATCGCAAAGTCTATTCAGGATAATTTCCCGCCTAACAAGTTTGACAACGACGAGGACGGCTGGAACATCATGGAGGGCATAGGCGTTTCGCTGCTCAAGGAATACGAGGAAGAAGGGGCTATAAAGAATGTCGACACCGAAGCGGACTTTCTTGTTGATAAGGTGCGTTCTTCCGGTGATTCAACGTATTTCGATGTAGCAATCACTCCCGTAGACAGCGCAGAAAAACTGTATTTCTCGGTAACCACAAGATAAGGAGGCAACAGAAATGCGTAACGATATATCAATCAGAAACGGCAAGATAATGCTTGACGGTTACACAGTATATGACGGTGTAAACTGCACTATCACGGCAACTCCCGAAGTGCAGACAAGCAAGTGTATCGGCGACAAGGGAGAAAGCTCTCGCTGGATGGACTTAAAGTATACCGGCACTATTACACGTCGCAGAGCTACAACATGGTTAAGGGATAAGATTAACTATTATCTTAAAACAGGTAAAACACCTGTGTTTACCATTCAGGGCACGATGAATGATAAGGCTTCGGACTACTACAAGAAGAACAAATCAATAACTACAACAGCTACAGGCTGTGTAATAACAAGCGACATTAAGCTCCTGGAGCTTGACGTTACAGGTAACTTCCTTGAGGATCAGATCAACTTTAACGCATACAGCGTTGTAACGAAGTAAATAAAAACAACTCGGAGCGAGCTATAAAAAGCCGCTCCGAAGTTTTATTATAAGGAGAAAACAGTATGAAAAAGAATTTATCCTATTTTATGAAGAAAAACAGAGAGCCCGAAATCGTTTCTGTGTTAGGTCCTGAAAGCTTTGTAGACGAAAACGGCGCTCGAATCATGTTCCAGATAAAGAAGTTAAGCACAGCCGATATCCGCAAGATCAACAACGGATATAAGGATAAGCGTGTTGCTTATGGCAAGAACGGCAGACCTTATGCAGAAAACGGCGAGGTGCTTTTTGTTGTTGACAATGACAGAGAAAAGGCTCTTTCACATATAATCGCAGAGGCTCTTGTATATCCCGATCTTAAAGATGAAGAACTGATGAAAAGCTATGACTGCTTTGATTTTACCGATATGCCTTCGCTGGTGTTCGATGATATCAATGACTACAACTACGTTGCAGAAGCAGTCATGAAGGTATGTGGTATGGCATCGGCTGAGAGCGAAGACGAGGAGATTGAAGAAGCAAAAAACTAATTGACAGCAAGGGGCTTGAGTATTGGGCGCACGTTCTTTGGCAACGTCATCATCTTCGTATGGAAGAGTTTAACGATATGCCAAGAGAAACGCAGTTGTTTTACATAGCATCAGAGCTGTACGAAGCAGAAAAGCCCTGCGTTCCCCCTGCTGTTAGATTGTGAGGTGAGACATACGGCGGAGAAATTACAAGCAAAGTTTTCGCTGATAGACGACTTCTCGAAAAAGCTTGATGTAATCACAAAAGCCGGAGATGCGTGTGTCAGAAAGTTTGATACTATCGCCACTTCTGCCGACAAGGCAATGAATAAAGTGGCAACAGGATTAAACAAAGCGTCCGATAAGATGTCTCAGACAGTTTCAAGCGCCGCTGATATGTCGGCGGCTACGGATAATGTTACAGATAGCATAGGGCAGACAGCGGAAGCTTCCGACGTACTTGCGAAGAAACTTGATGAACTGATAGAATTACAAAAGCAAAATTCGGAATCATCGGTAGTGTTGCAGTCCGACTATGATAGCTTGAAAGAAAAGCTGGAACAGGCGGAAAAAACAATCGATGAGCTTTCAGAGAAAATTAAAAAGCTTACCGAAGAAAGCGAGAAAGCTCCAAAAGGATTTGAAGCTTTAGGGAATGTAATTCAGACACTCGGACTTGCAAAAGTCGCTCAGGAAATAAGTGCAGCTCTTCTCGATTGCTCGCAGAGTGCAGCGGAATTTGAAACATCCGTTGCAAAAGTGTCTACGCTTGTAGATACCAACAAAGTGTCAATGCGTAGCATGAGAGATGAGCTTTTACAGCTTTCGGGTGACACCGGAAAGAGCGTAAACGACCTTTCGGATGCCACATATCAGGCAATTTCTGCAAGCGTGGAAGTCGGAAATGCGATTGCTACAGTTGACAAAGCAAACAAACTGGCCGTAGGCGGTTTTACGTCGAGTGCTACGGCGGTTGACGTGCTCACGACGGCGCTTAACGCTTACAACCTATCTGCCGATCAGACCGAGTATATTTCGGACATTCTTGTTACTACACAGAATTTAGGTAAGACAACCGTTGACGAGCTGGCAAGTTCGGTAGGTAAGACTATACCGCTTGCGGCGGCATATAACGTAGAGATGGATAATCTGTCTACTGCGTATGCCCAGCTGACTAAAAACGGTATTGCGACAGCCGAAGCAGGTACATACATCAAGTCAATGCTTAATGAGTTGGGTGACAGCTCGAGCAATGTTGCCAAGGCGCTGAAAGATGAAACCGGAAGCACCTTCGCCGAGCTTTCGAGCGAAGGCAAATCAATAGGTGATGTGCTTGACGTTCTCGTAGATAGCGTAAACGGCAATCTCACAAAATTCAACGAATTGTGGGGTTCGGTAGAAGCGGGAACAGGCGCATTGTCACTTGCAAAGGCAGGTAGTGACGCATATAACGATACTCTTATGGCGATGAAAGACAGTGCAGGAGCTACCGAACTGGCATATAGCAAGATGATGGATACGACAGAAGCCGCATCACAGAAATTCAGCAACAGCGCTCAGAACGTTGCAATAGCGATAGGCGATGATCTCAATCCTTGCCTTGAGGCTATGTATAATGCAGGTTCTAATGTGCTAAATATATTTGCTTCGTGGATAGATCAATGCCCGGCACTGAGTGGCGCTATAGCAGGACTTGCTGTTGCAATAGGTGCTATGGGACTTGCAGGTGCTATCGCAGGAATAGTAAAACTTGTTCCTAAAATTGCTGAAATGCTTTCGTTAAGCCCTAAAATAATGATTATTGTTGCGGCAATTGCAGGTGCTGTGGCTGTAATAACGGCGCTGACTGTTGCTCTTTCTAACACAAACAAAGAGTATGAATCGTGGACTGCTTCCACGAAAGTCAATTATGACGAATTACAGAAAGCAAACGCCGAATACAAGAATGCTTGTGAGGAATTTGGTGCAACTTCCGCCGAAGCAAGCACTCTGAAAAATAAGGTTGACAGTCTTACCGAGTCATTTGAGAATAACAAGATGACCATAGAGGAACTTTATGATAGGTTTGATAAGCATATCGAATTGTCACAACAGATAATATCAAGTTATCAAGACAATAACTTTGAAATTGAAAACCAGTACGAAACCGCAGGGAATCTTGTTAATAAGCTCGAGGAATTAGCAACCAGCTCTGAAAAAACGGCGGCAAGCCAGGAGCAAATGAAGCAGA